TGGTTGTTGAAGGAGAAATAAGATGGCAAACTTTAACGCCATCAGGTATAATGTACCTTATAGTAGTGCGGGTAATTTAAAATTAATTACTACAAGCACGGCTAGTAGTAGTGCTACCATTAGTTTTACATCAGGCATAGACTCCACTTATAAAGAGTATTTATTTATTTTTAATAGTATTCATGCAGCTTCTAATGAATATCTTACATTTAATTTAAGTGTAGACAGTGGTTCTAATTATAATGTTACAAAGACAACAACAATGTTTAATGCATATCATAATGAAGGAGATTCAGGAGCTGGTATACAATATGTAACTAGTGATGATTTAGCACAATCAACTGATTTTCAAAGATTAAGAGCAGGTAGATTAGGAACTGGAAATGATGAATGTTTAAGTGGAACTTTACGTTTATTTGATCCTTCAAACACTACGTTTGTAAAAAATTTTATGGCAGAAGTTAGTAATTTAGAAAATGCTTATGAGGGACATACTTTTACAGCAGGTTATGGAAATACTACATCAGCGGTAGATGCTATACAATTTAAAATGAGTTCAGGTAATATAGATGCAGGAACTATACAAATGTTTGGGGTATTATAATGGCTAATTATAAAGATTTAAGATATAATTTTGCAATACCTAGTACAGCTGATGTAGGAGCCATGAAGTTAATTAAAACTTTAACAGCTAGTAGTTCAGCAACCCTATCTTTTGTTGATGGGACTAGTGATGTTGTATTAGATAGTACATATAGAACTTACATATTTAAATTTATAAATATGCATCCTGCAACTGATAATGTAGATTTTAGTTTTCAAGTAAACGCTGCTGGTGGAAGTGGATTTAATGAAACAATGACAACTACTTGTTTTGATTCTGATAACAGTGAAGCTAGTGGTGGAGGTGGTTCTGCATACAGAAGTGGCAGAGATCAAGCAAACGGAACTAGTTATCAACAAATTTGTGATGATGTTGGTAACGATAATGATCAATGTTGTAACGGTGTATTAATGTTATTTAACCCATCATCAACTACATTTGTAAAACATTTTGTATCAAGATTTCAAGGTGCTCATGAGGGAGACTATGCTCAAGAATGGTATCATGGAGGCTATGTAAATACAACATCCGCAATTGATGAAATTTCTTTTAAATTTAGTTCAGGAAACATAGATGCGGGAACAATTAATATGTATGGGATAGTATAATGGCAAATTATTCAGATATAAAATATAATATGACTCTTTCAAGTAATGTTACAGGTGGAGGCAGTATGGTGTTATTATCTACCCAAACTGCTAGTAGTTCAGCAACTGTTTCTTTTACAAGTAGTATAGATTCTACTTATAAGGAATATATTTTTGTAGGAACAAATATACATGCAGCATCAGATGGAACAGTTTTAACTGTAGGTTTTAGAGATGGTGGCAGTGATTATGATGCAGTTAAAACTACAACATCATTTAGAGTTTATCATGATGAAGGAGATAGTCAAACTGCTCGTGCGTATGTTGACTCTCAAGATCTTGATCAATCAACTAGTTTTCAACCTATTATTATTGATATGGGAACCGATAATGATCAAAGTGGTTGTTTTAGACTACGTTTATTTAATCCAGCTTCCACAACATTTTTAAAAAGTTTTCAATCGACAATGCAAAATTATCACAATGCTGACTTATCTAATCAATTATACGTAGGTGGATACTGTAATACAACAACAGCAATTGACGGGGTGCAATTTAAAATGTCTTCTGGTAATATAGACGCTGGAACAATTAAAATGTATGGAGTTAATTAATGACTATTCAAGTATGCAATGACAGATCCTTGGCATCGATCACAAGTTTACCTTCAGGAGTATCTGGTAGTAGCTTAGTATTATTATCTACACAGACTGCTAGCTCTAGTGCTACTATAGATTTTACAAGCAGTATTGACTCAACGTATAAAGAATATATATTTAAATACATAGACTGTCACCCAGCCACTGATAATGTTGAATTCCAATTCAACATGACAACTGATGGTACAAACTTTAATGTAACTAAAACATCTAGTTATTTTAATAGCTACCAAGCTGAAGATGATAGTGCTCAAGCTGTAGGTTATAATACGACACCTGATTTAGCTCAAAGCACAAATGATCAAATTTTAGCTGAAGATGTGGGTAATGATGCTGACCAATGTGTAGTTGGAACTTTGCATTTATTTGAACCATCATCAACAACTTTTGTAAAACATTATTTATCTAATAGTTCTCAATCACATCAGAATAATTTTACGCAAAATGTTTTTTGCGCTGGATATGGAAATACTACTTCAGCAATAACAGGAGTTAGATTTAAATTTAGCAGTGGCAACATAGATGCTGGCACAATAAAAATGTATGGAGTTGTTTAATGTCAATAGTATCTTATAACAACAGAAGTATAAAAGACATTACAGCTATACCTGGAGCAGCTAAATCATTAACACATATTAAAACTTTGACTGCTAGTTCTGATTCTACATTATCATTTGTAAATGGTAGTTCAGATGTAGTGTTAGATTCTACATACCCTATATATTTATTTAAATATATAAACATACATGCAGCTTCTGATGAAGTTGATTTTTCTGTAAATTTTAGAGATGGGGGATCATCTTATGATGCTACAAAAACTAGTTCAGCTTTTGCTGCAAATCTAGATGAATCACATGGTAATGCTAGTTTATTTTATTGGGGTAGTAGAGATTTAGCACAGTCTACAGGCGTTCAAAAACTTGCTTCGGCTTTAGGTAATGGTGGTGATGAGTGTGGGTCTGGAGAACTATACTTATTTAATCCATCTTCTACTACTTTTACAAAACATTTTATAAGTGTATCAAATGGATATCATGCTTCAAACTACACAGTAAATCAATACGTAGCAGGTTATTGTAATGTTACAGCTGCTATTGATGCAGTACAATTTTCAATGTCATCTGGTAATATAGATGCTGGTGCGATAAAACTTTACGGAATAAAGGATTCATAATGAGTTTAGTATTTCTTAACAACAGAGCAGTAAGATCAGCAACAGCCTTTGGATCTATAGGAACTGGATCTATGGTGTTTATTAAAAAATTAACTGCTAGTTCTAGTTCTACTTTAACTTTTCATAATGGAACTTCAAATGTAGTATTAGATTCTACTTATAAAGAATACCTTTTTACTTTTAATAATATACATCCTTCTGCAGAATCAGATTTATTGTTTCAAGCAAATGTTTCTGGAGGTGCTGATTTTAACGAAACAATAACAAGTACATTTTTTAGAGCATATCAAAATGAAGCTGGCAGTGATACTACATTAGCCTACGTTGCAGGATTAGATCAAGCTCAAGGCACAGGATTTAGTACACTAACCGATGGAATAGGTTCAGCATCAAACACTGTAAACAATGATGATAATGCTTCTGGTTATTTACGTTTATTTAATCCAGCTTCTACTACATTTGTAAAACATTTTATAGGAGTTACAAATCAACAAAATCCAGCGGTTTATTCTGTTAATAATTATTTTGCAGGATATTTTAATACAACATCTGCAATTGATGAGATACAATTTAAAATGGCTTCTGGCAACATAGACGCTGGGGATATTTGCCTTTACGGAATACTATAAAAATGATACATAAACACAAAGGAGAAAACTATGCCAAGATATCATAATATAAACGGTAACAAAGTACAGTTTACAGCTGAAGAAGAAACAGCTAGAGATAACGAAGAAGCAGCTTGGGCTAATGCAGCTCCTGCTAGAGCTTTAGCTGACCTTAGACAAAGAAGAAATAGACTTCTTGCTGAGACTGATTACTTAGCTTTATCTGACAATACTCTATCTAACGATATGAAAACATATCGTCAAAATCTTAGAGACTTGCCTGATGGTAAAGATACTGTTGAAAAATGTAACAACGCTACGTGGCCTACTAAACCATAAGGCATAGGATAGATTACTATGCTGCAAAAAGTAAAATTTGCTCCAGGATTCAATAAACAAGTCACATCAACCGGTGGTGAAAGCCAATGGGTTAATGGTGATAATGTACGTTTTAGATATGGCTCACCTGAAAAAATAGGCGGTTGGGCACAATTAGGTTCTGTTGAAATGACAGGACGTAATACAGCTATTCATCACTTTGTTAATACATCAGGTATCAAGTATGCAGCGCTTGGCGGTAGTAGTATTTTATATGCATACTCTGGAGGTATCTTTTATGATATTCACCCTATCAAATCTACAACAACTTTAACAAGTGCATTTTCTACAACTAACGGATCTGCAGCTGTAACTTTAACTTTTTCTTCCGCACACAATATGAACAAAGGTGATATTATATTACTAGATAATTTTTCATCTATAACAAATTCTAATTTTGCATCTGGAGATTTTACAGATACAAAATTTATGGTAACATCAATACCTACTGATACTACTTTAACTATAACTATGGGATCAAATGAATCTGGATCAGGAGCTTCTACATCTGGCGGTATTAGAGTTAGACATTATTATCCAGTTGGACCAGCAGTAGAGACTGCAACAACAGGTTGGGGCCTTGGATCATGGGGTGGTGTACAACAAGGACAATTTACTTCGACGCTATCATCAGGAATAAATGCATCAGTTACATCTTTAACTATGGCAAGTTCCAGTTCTTTTCCATCATCAGGAACTGTACAGATAGGAACAGAGCTAATTACATATACAGGAAATAGTGGCGGAACATTATCAGGATTAACAAGAGGTGCCGTTGGTACCACAGCAGCAATACATTCTAGTGGTGCAACAGTAACAGATGCATCAAACTTCTTTTCATGGAATGCTGCAGCATCAGGAGATATTGTAACAGCTCCTGGACTTTGGTCACTAGATAACTTTGGTAATAAACTTATTGCAACGATAAATGGTGGTGAAAGTTTTGAGTGGGATTCAAACCCTACAGGTGCAAACAACACAAGAGCAACAATTATATCTGGTGCACCCACTGCATCTGCATTTAGTTTAGTTTCAACTCCAGACAGGCACTTAATATTTTTTGGTACAGAAACAACAGTTGGAACATCATCTACACAAGATCCTATGTTTATAAGATTTTCTTCACAAGAAGATATAGGAACATACACACCAAGTGCTACGAACACTGCAGGTACACAAAGACTTGCAGATGGATCTAAGATTGTTGGGGCTATTAGAGGTAGGGATGCGATTTACATTTGGACAGATACTGCATTATTTATTATGCGTTTTGTTGGTCCACCTTTTACTTTCTCGTTTCAACAGGTTGGTACAAACTGTGGATTGATTGGACAGAACGCAGCTGTTGAGGTTGATGGTACAGCTTACTGGATGTCAGAAAATGGTTTCTTTAGATACACTGGTAAACTAGAATCGTTACCGTGTTTAGTTGAGGATCATGTGTTTGATGATATCAATACAATTCCAAAACAACATATCAATGCAGGTCTTAATAACTTGTTTGGTGAAGTTATGTGGTTCTATCCAAACTCTGGATCAGCAACAGTTAATAGAATGGTTGCATATAATTATCTAGATTCAAGTCCCGAGCGACCAGTATGGACCACGGGGACATTAGCAAGAACTGCATGGCAAGACTCTGCTGTATTTGGTAAACCACACGCAACAGAATATGATACAAGTTCTAACGGTACATCAGGTTCTTCAACATTTGTACAAGGTAATGTTGATGGTGTTAGTTATTATTATGAACATGAAAAAGGACTGGATCAAATAAGAGAAGGTGCTAC